TCTAAAGTCTTTGGTAAGAACATCAACGATAATCCAGAGAAGTATTTTACAAAGGAAGTGTTAGACAAAATAGATGAACAAGCAAAACGAAAATTCCAATACGGATCAGAAGAAGCAGAAGAATAAAAGATACGCCTTTGCTCAAAGAAAGGGTGAAGACTTTAGTTGTATTAAAATAATGGAAGGTGAGTATGAAGGTATCATCTACAAATACAACAATATCAAATTTTCTGAAACGGAAAATGAACAAGGCGAAATACCATTAAAGTTTACATACGACATAATGGTTAATCCGTCTAAAAAAGATATAGAATCAGTAGAGTTTAGAAATTACATTGGTGATATATTAATTGAGTGTGTTGAAGAACAATTAAATAATGGGACTTTGAAAATAGATGAATAGTGAGAGAATAGAAAATACAATATTAACTAATCTTTTTTATAATGAAAATTACACAAGAAAGACATTACCTTTTATCAAGCCGTATTACTTTTCTAAAAAAGATGAAAGAGAATTGTATGCAGAAGTAGAAAAGTTTGTTACAAAGTATAAGAACTTACCTACTAAAGAAGCAATCTTAATTGAACTTAATAATCGAAAAGATTTAAACGAAGAAGAATATAAAAGTATCAAAGATTTAGTTAGTGGTATTTCTTATGAAGAAGTTGATCTACAGTGGTTACTAGATACAACAGAAAAGTTTTGTAAAGATAGAGCAGTACACAATGCTGTACTTGATGGTATTAAGATATTAGATAATAAAGACAAAACAAGAACACCAGAAGCGATACCTAGTATTCTTGCTGATGCGTTGGCGGTTTCATTTGATAATCACATTGGGCACGATTACATTGAAGATGCTAAAGCAAGATTTGATTGGTACCATACTAAAGAAAAGCGTTATCCATTTGATTTAAGTTTCTTTAATAGAATTACGAAAGGTGGTGTTCCAAGTAAAACACTAAACATCGCTCTTGCTGGTACAGGTGTTGGTAAATCATTATTCATGTGTCATTGTGCTTCTTCATTTTTAACGCAAGGTCAAAATGTTTTATATATCACACTTGAAATGGCTGAAGAAAGAATTGCTGAAAGAATAGACGCAAACTTATTTGATGTAACGATTGATGACTTACATGCAATGCCAAAAGATTTATACGACAGTAAGTTGAGTAAACTAGAGGGTAAAACAAAAGGTAAACTAATCATTAAAGAATATCCGACTGCGTCAGCGCATAGTGGTCACTTTAGAAGTTTACTTAATGAATTATCTTTAAAGAAATCATTTAAACCACAAGTTATCTTTATTGACTATCTAAACATTTGTGCGTCAAGTAGATTTAAAGGTGGTAACATATCATCATACTTTTACATTAAAGCAATCGCTGAAGAATTAAGAGGTTTGGCTGTTGAGTTTGATGTACCAATCTTTAGTGCAACACAAACAACAAGAACAGGTTTTGTAAGTACAGATATTGGTTTAGAAGATACATCAGAATCATTTGGTTTACCAGCCACTGCTGACTTTATGTTTGCTTTAATGTCTAATGAAGAACTTGAATCCCTAGGTCAAATGAAAGTAAAACAATTAAAGAATAGATACAATGACCCATCAATGAATCGTTCTTTTATTGTAGGTATAGATAAAAGTAAAATGAGATTATATGATGTAGAAAATACGGCACAGAATATAGTAGATAGCAACCAAACAAAAGAAAAAGAAAACTATCCAACACCAGAACAAAGTTATGATAAGTTTTCTGATTTTAAATTATAGGAGATAAGATGGCAAAATTTGTAGTATTTACAAACGCAAACGCACCTTTTGAAGGTAGAGAAATAGTAATCAATATAGATAATATTGTAAGCGTTTATAAAGATTTAACAGCAAAAGATAAAGTTGCACTTTGGTCAAAAGAAAACTTTTGGCACATAGAAGAAGACTTTAACACTGTTATGGAAAAACTAGGTTTGGATTATAAAGAAAAACCAAAAAGTGAGGAGATAAACTAATGATTGAAAGTAATTTATTTACAATACCAATGTGGTCTATTCCAACTCTTAACTTTTCACAAAAGAAAAAAGAGTTAGAAAAACTGTGTAAATCTTTTCCTGAAAAAAGACACGGAATGCAAACTTTCGCAACTAATAGACAAAGTGATAGAAGTGGATTTCCTGAAGCGTTTAATAGTATTTGTGGTGAAGAATTGGGTATGTTATCACAAAAACTTAAAAAAGACATTCAGATTGAAGACATATGGTCAGTTGCTTATAAAAGAGGCGAGTATCATACACCACACAATCATGGTGGAACAGGATTAACTGGTATTTTATATTTAAATATGGATAAGAAAGCCGGCGTAACTCAATACATACAACCTTGGAACGATTGGTATAGTGATAGAACCATTTACTATCCACTTCAAGTAAATGAAGGTGATATAGTTATCATACCAAAGTTTGTTAGACATTTTACTGAACCAAGTAAGTCAGCAAAAGTAAAAAGAATAATTAGTTGGGATATGAAAATTATTTAATGGCTAAAAAACAAAAAGTAAGATTTCATAAAGGCGATAAACGACCAGGGAATCAAACACTTGACGATTTACATTACCGTAAAAGAATGAAAAAGAAGAACGGTGATATAATCTGGCAAGTATTAGAGTATCCAAAAAAAGTAGTTATCGCCGAATTTTTCTTTGAAGAAGACGCTCATAAACTAGTAAAGTTTCAAAATAAGAATAAAACATGGAATTTAGAGGGTGGTATCCCAAAATTTCTTTATATTACTTTATAAAATAACCCTTGACTCTCCTACATAAATAGTATATAATATAAATATTATCAATTGATTTATATGGAAAAAGTGTATTTGTTTATGGAATTAATGAGAGAAATATGTTTAGTTTTAAGGGATTTATCACAAAAGACAGAAATGTCCATTTAGAACACCTTGAAGATGCAATCATCAATGATGGTTCAAAAGGTGGCGAAAATGCTATTAATTTTTTAAAGTCAGTAAGAGATATGTTGGCTGGTTCTTCACAAGCTAAAGTCAATATGACTGTTAAATGGGATGGCGCACCTGCGATCATCTGTGGTATCAATCCAGAAAATGGTAAATTCTTTGTAGGTACAAAAGCAGTCTTTAATAAAAACCCAAAAGTTAATTACACAACAGGCGACATAAGAAAAAATCACAGTGGTGAACTTGCTGAAAAACTATCAGTTGCTTTAAGAGAATTAAGTCGTTTAGGTATCAAAGGTGTATTACAAGGTGACTTTCTATTTACTCAATCAGATTTAAAATCAGTAAATATAGATGGTGAAAAAATGATTTCATTTACACCAAATACAATTACTTATGCTGTTCCGGTAAGCTCATCTCTTGCTAAAAAGATTTCTAGCGCAAGAATGGGAATAGTATTTCACACAAAATATACAGGTAAAACTTTAGACAGTATGACAGCGGGATTTGGTACTGTTAGAGGGTCAGCAAGAAACGTATTTCTAGCAAGTGCTGGTTACAAAGATGTATCTGGTTCTGCGAAATTAACAAGTAGTGAACTTACTCAATTTAATGCTAAGTTAAGAATGGCAGAAGGTTCATTATTAAAAGCTGGACCTATGTTAGATGAACTTACAAAATCAACATCAGATGGTTTAGGTATTCCATTTAGACTTAAAACTTTCTTCAATCATTATATAAGAAACACACACGGCCACATGGCTAAGATTAAAGAACTTGTTGAAATGTTTAGAGATTATTATATTAATGTTTTACAAGCTGAAATAGATAGTAAAAAATCTGACAAAGGTAAGGATAAATATAAAGACATGCTTGATAAAAACTTAAAGTTTATTGATAGAAACAAAAACGCTTTATATTTTGCGATTGCTTCACACGTCACATTACAAAATGCAAAGAACTTTTTAGTAAGTAAGATGAGTGAGATACAAAGTATAGGTCACTTTCTAAAAACTTCAAGTGGTTACAAAGTAACAGCACCAGAAGGATTTGTTGCTGTTGATAGAGTTGCTGGCGCTGTGAAGTTAGTAGATAGAATGGAATTTAGTAGAGCGAACTTTACTATGCCGAAAGGTTGGAACTAATGGCAAGTCAAGGATTTTTACACGAACAAGATATACAAGTCAGTAGAGGCCTGATTAGAGGTGCTACGGTAAGAAATATTTTTGGTTATAATACAGCAATTACAACATCATTTATACCTGCTTGGGAGTTTGTTTCAGCATACACATATCCTGTTTCAGCAATTACAATGACAATAACATCAGCGAGTGCTAGTGACGATGGTAAAACTTTATTAATACAAGGATTAGATGCCAACTATGCTGAAATATCAGATATAGTAACTATCAATGGTGGTGGTGATATAAACACAAACAAACCTTTCTTTAGAATTAATGATGTAATACTTACTTCAGGTACAACCAATGTAGGATTAATTACAATTCAAAACACAGGTAAAACTGTGAAGTATGCTGGTATTAGAGCAGGTGATGGTAGAAATCAGGCAAGTATCTATACTGTGCCAGCAGATAAAGAGTTTTACTTATATCGTATTGACGCATTTTCAAATGATGGTGTGTCAGCACAACCAGGTCTTTTTAGAAACTTTAGTCAATCATCTACAGGACAACAATATACTGTGGCAAGAACAACATTTTATAGTAATATGAATGTACAAAGACGAATACCATTTAAGTATTCAGAAAAAACAGATATACAATTTCAGCTAAGAACTAACTCGGGCACACACGAAATGAATGTATTTGGTGAGGGTATTTTAGTAGATGTTCCACGAACAATGTACACAGGTAGTTAATGAATATTATTTTAATAGGAGGTCCAGGTTCAGGTAAATCAACTTACGCTGAATTTATAACAAAAGAGTTTGGTATAGATCATATCTATCCTGG